AACGGTCGCCGTGATGCTGTTTACCTGCGTGGCCATAGCCTGCTGGTAATCCGAGAACGTCTGATTCAGGTTGTTGATAGATGCCTTGTTGCCGTTAACGTCCGTCTGCAGGCTCAGCAGCGAGCGCGCCGTTGCTTCCTTCTCGTTAACGATAACCTCGTCAATACGGTCCAGCTGAGCGCTGTTCCCTGCGACCGAAGCCGTCAGCGTTCTACGGGAAGTCACATGAGCCAGTCCCTGCTGAAGAAGTGCGATACCGGAATTTTTGATGCCCCCCGTCATGCCGTCCATAGACACGCTGATGCTGTCGATTCGCTGGCCCAGGGCGGCATCTTCTGTTGCTACCGTTTGCTCAAGTTGACTGAGTGAAGACGAAACATCACCGACCGTGCTGGAAAGCTCATTAACGCTGGTCTGTACCTTCCCAATGTTCTGGGCGTTTTGGGCGATATCCTTCGCCTGCAGCTCCAGTTCGTCATTGGCCTGTTTGATGTCATTAACCATGCCAGCAATTTTTTCATTGCTGTCGACGGCATTCTCAACCAGATCCTTCAGTAGACCCGTTTCCTCCATCTCCTTGAGAATGGAATCGGTGATATCAGATACGTCTGTGCTCGACTGACCAAATACCCACTCGGTCCAGTCGCTCTGATTGCCCAGGCGATCAACGATCCTTGCCCGGTACCCCATGTGCTGACCTGCCGAGTTTCACCGGAGACGCTCCTTTGCAGTCTTAGCTCTGTGGCATGGCCAGCACAATGCTTCCAGATTGAAATCATCATCCGTTCCTCCGTGAGCCTTAGCGAGGATATGGTCGACGGTACTCGCACGGGTTGCTATACCAACGCGTCGGCACGACTGGCAGATGTGTTTATCTCGCTGGAGAATACGTGCACGCCTGACTTCCCAGGGACGCCCGTATCCACGCTCTTGTCGGCTTTTGCCGTTCTGATAGTTGCGCCATCCTTCGCCGGCATGCTGCTGCCGATGTTCATCGCAGTAGCCACTTGAGTCATTTGTCAGCGCGGCACAGCCTTTGTGCCTGCATGGCCTTTTAATACGTGGTGGCATATCTAACGACCAAGCCTATGGTTTAGTTTGTTTATTTATATCGATTTAAGAGAGACATTCTTTATCCGCATTAAGGGATACGGCAAAGCAACAAGAAGAAAGGAAGCAGTGGTTGCCTACAGTAACTCATAAATAGCGAGAGCCTGCGAGGTCGCCGCCCCGTAACAGAGCGGATCACCGGAAAGGACCCGTAACGATAATGATTATCAGTTTCAATGGAAAATGGTTTTGCTTACTCATTCTATAGGGGACTTATGCGCACCAGAGCAGACCACTTCTCTTCGCCAAAGCGAGTTGCATTGTCAACTCCAATTACTCAACCATGCAAAAAACCACCAGCAGGTACTGGTGGTTTATATACATTTCGAAAAGATTAAGTTAGCTCCTGATATTTTTTTCTATTTGCTCAAGTAATGATTTACTAACTTTAAACGAGAAACTTTCGCCTGTTGTTGTGCTTACCACACATCTAAAGTCTTTAGGTTTGGCACCTTGCTCCTTCAGCCCTTTGGCAACTTCATCGATCCAATTAGAATTGTCATCAAGATCAATCCATAAAGTTGCTTGCTCCCCATACTCTAGTTTTTGAGGCAATTTCATGGAGTGTTTAGAATGGAAGGGCTGATAGAAAGTGATGCTTTTCTTAAACTCCCATATAACAGACGTAACATTTATCGTGTAGAGAGACATGTTAGTAATAACAATCAAGACCCCATGGTTTTTGTAGGGGCCGGTAAAAAATACTGACAGCGAGGCTTTACACGTTATATGGGCTTTGGGTTTTCTCAAGCCTAAATGCAAAGAAACACAGACTGCTAAAAATGTAGCAATGCCAGCGAACCAAGTTCCTATCATAGACCAAAACGCCCAATCAGCTGCATCCGTTGCGGCTTTAAGAGCAGCTAAAGCCATTACTTTCTCATCCATATACGCCTCACTTTTTTGGTGGGAGTATATTAGAAAGTAGAATCATCGGTATCTCAAGATAATATCCAAGCGGATGATATTTGAAGATGACCAATCGCGTAGGGTTAAGAATCACTGCCGTTCTTTATCAATCTGCCTTATGCCAGCGAAGTTGTTATTACCTTTTTCAATCACGGCCAGCAGCGGCTTAATCCACAAAACAGCCTGGCAGTACGTCATTGAGCTGGAGGAAGCGGAACGATCATTGGCTTCGTCAGTTCTGTCGGTATTGGTGTGCATTGCGCTGGAACGTAAACGGTACGCGTATTCGAGCAGCCCACCAGCAATGTCAGCAGGAACAGGCAGATCACAGGTTTTTTCACGGTGGAGAATCTCCCGGTATTCGATTACGGTTTCTTCGGTGCTGGTGTCGATCAGGGAGTTAAGCCTGTTGGCATGTTCAGCAACCTGATTGAATCGATGGAAGTTGAATGCTTGGGTGGCGATCACTTGCCCCTGCAATGAGTTGTCACTTCGCAGAACGTCGTTATCGCTCTGAAGGCTACTGGCGTCGGAGCAACTCTTAACGAGAGCGACCGAAAGGCCAGCAATAACGACAACGCCGATAAGACCCGGATTAATTTTCATTGGTCCAGCCCCCAGCACGTCAGTGCGCTTTCCTGATCGCGCCGCTCGACCTGCCCATAACAACCATTCTTCTGGCCTTTAGTCAGACGGCAATCACGTCCACCGTCCTTAATCCACCAGCGGATGGCCTCGCATGCACCGATGCGGTCACCTGCGTTGATGCGTTTATAGAAGGTCGATGGGAAGCATTTACCGGGGCCGATGTTATACGGGCAGAAGGATGCGATGCCCACCTTCTGTGGCTCTGTCAGAGGCACTTTGATATTGCGATCAACCCAGGCTAATGCCTTATCTCGTTCAATAGCGTTAACCTTCCGGCATTGTTCCTCAGTGGCCTTCATGCCTTTAAGAACACGCCTGCCATCGATAACGGTCACGCCGTGACATAAAGACCAGACCCCGCCCGGATCAACTACCGCCATCAGCGCATTGCCTTCTTTCTCGCTGATGAATTGGTCGAAAATGAGTGGAGCAGATGCTCCTGACGCGATTAGCGCCAGCACTGCTGCGCTGAGCTTTGCTTTGTTCGACATCATTCTCCTCTCGCGGCCTTACGCCGATCTTCTTTAATTTTGAAATACAAGTTCGTCAGGAAGGTTAGGAGGCCAAACATCAAGCTTCCCATGACGCCAATTGCAGCCCACTGTTCCGCTGTGTACCCATCAAGTAGCCTCTTAAACCAGAACAACGCGCTACCTCCTGAGGCGCCATAGGAGATACCAGTAGTTAATTTGTCCATTCGATACATGCTCTCACCTCGCTACGTTGCGGGTGTCCAGTTGAGGTAATAAAAAGGGCCGCGATAGCGACCCAAGCTTTTATTGCCCTGCCAGCTGCCTTACCTCACTTACAGTCTGGTTGAAACGTTCCTCTTCCAGTTCTACGCCTATAGCCTGGCGGCCCAGTTCAATGGCTGCTTTAACTGTTGATCCCGAGCCCATAAAGAAATCAGCTACTACATCGCCTGGCCTGCTGCTGGCATTAATGATTTGCCGCAACATATCAGCGGGTTTTTCGCACGGGTGTTTACCTGGATAGAATTGGACGGGTTTATGTGTCCAGACGTCTGTATAGGGCACGGCTACTGTCACAGAGAAATGCCGCCGAAGAGATTTGTACTCTTCCAGCAGATCAAAGTACTTCCGGTTCAACGAATGCCATGTGGCTTCCAGCTGGTGATGCGGTGCTTTGAGTTCAGAGGCGCGGTGCTTCTCAATGGCGATCTGAGTGAACAATTCCTGCAGCTTTTCGTAATCCTGCTCGTTCGGTAATTGCCACTGACTGGCCTCAAACTAATGGGCAATAATGTTTTTCATTCAAGTGACGTTAGCGATGTACCTGTCATGTCCCACCAGCCCTAGCATGGCGGTATATTGTTGTGAAATCGCTGCGAGCAAGGAAATGTTCGACATGCATGATGGCTAACCTTTACTCCACTTGGCTTTAACCTTCTAAAAAATATGAATTTTAAGTGAAATGAAGCTTTTCTATGAAAATAATGTGGAAGTTCACCTTAAAAATAGGGATTATATGATTTCGTTTTTTATTAATTTCTTAATCGATGGACAGTATGGAGCAAGATATGAAATCGATGTTATTATTAGCAAAAACAGGAAATATTTTAGCTGGTGAACAAGAATTGTTAATGGCAAGTTTTCTTCGCGAGGAAAATCAATCAGTACGCTTTTCGATATTAAACGATATGACTATAAAGGTCATGTCTATCTTTGCAGAGCAGTATGACGAAACCATTAACACCCCATCACCTGAAAAGCAAGCATTTAATAACTTCAACGATGCCTATTTGAGAGCAAAAAACAATGGCGCGCCATTAAATATATTATTACTTTTAAAAAAAATTAATGATATAACTGAAAAAAATCTCTCACTTGATGAGGAATGCTTAATTACCTGCATTGCGCTTTATGATAGCTATGCCATCAACAACGAAAGAGAGTTTAAAATTAAGTCTTTCATAAATGCGAAATTAAAAATAGATGAACAAGAATTCAACTTACTTGATGATAAACTCCCCGATACAATTAAGTTATTCTTTATTTTAAGTGGGGTTATTAAATTTATGATGTTTGATCTTTCCAAACCATTACAGGACATGGCAAAGGGAAAAGCCTTCAATACTAAATTCTAATAATGTTTTTGTTATCAGGCATATGGTCAACTGTGTAATGGACAATTTTCGGAGCGAACGAAAATTAGACCATGGGGTCGGCCAAACCAGTACCAAAAATGGAATTGGCATTGATCCTACGCCATTAATGTAAATTCTCTTAGAAAATTTGAGGGATAGATAAAAAGCCCGCTTTTGGTGGCGGGCCAATGAGTTGACTATTTGTTGATAACCAATAGAAATTGTTCTAGCCAGTAGGTCTTGAAGTTATCAATGCGATTCGGATTATACCTGCTCGGACAATTCATAGCATCTTTCAAGTTATCAAAATATAAAAATTAAATTAATGATTAAGACAACTATTTGCTTTTCCATCTATCAACTCTATCAACTTCCTTATCAATGTTTTTTTTCTTCAAATACTCTTCGTAAGATATCTTTTGAATTAATAACGAAGAGTTAAAGAGAAATGAAATCAATTCAAATGCCATCGCCATTCCATAAAAGAAAAAGAACATACTCATAAATGAGAAAAAGTCATTAATGAAAACCTTATTGATCACTGACCAACAAAGTGCAATAGTAAAAACCACAAGCGGATAGGCTATATCAACTGGTACGATCTCAGGTCCAAATGTTAATCTTTCTCTGTTAGTGGACATAAAAACAAGAAAGCTTTCGGGCATAACGAAAAGAAGAGCAAAAACGCCAATTCCAAACCCTAATACGCTTGGGAAAACAGAAAGAATAGAATCATCTGCTTTCCATGGTACTTTAGAAACATCGCCCCCATAATAAACTACAACCAATTCTATTAAAAAGAAGATATATACAGCTTTCTTGAAAATTCTTTCCCACCACTTACGAAAAGGGGCGATCTTCTCATTACAGCTTTCATCGCCCTGATACGCATAAGCATTAACAATGCGGAAAATTGCTCCAATGATTGGGATACGTCTTATTCGACAATAGAGCCGCTTATTGAAGTCCGCATTACTATCCATGGTTAATCTCCAATTTCATCTAGGAACTTTTTATTAGTTTTGATAGTCCCAGGAGTGAATTTGGTTTTTGCTAAGGCTTTTTTAATAAGATTTAATACTGCCAGAGCTTTCCCTTTTACTCCTTTATACTCCTTAATTGTTAACTGTTCTCTTACTGGATAATCCTCCATTTGGTATTTTTGTCTGTCACCATGTTCATCTAAGTATGAGACTTCCGCATTGCCATATTTAGTAGCCAATGCCATCTGAATTTTTGCATCATCCGGTAAGTCAGTCATAACCGCTTTATTAAAACTTTTATAACTAGCGGACCATTTTGAAACCCGTTTATCCTTCAACTCTTCCTCTCGACGTTTCAGTTCACCCTCCATAATCTGATCAAAAGCATCCGAATTAGAAAATGTCACAATACCATCATATCTTTTGTAACCTTTTTTGGGCAACTCAAGAAATTCTGTTATTGAATCTGCCGATGTAAGTTCTTCTATTTCTAAACTATGTTGTTTAAAAAGTCTTGTAGCTTGAATACCAAGAATATCATTTAAGGCATCGATGAGAGGAGTTCTAGCTGGTAAACCCTTTGTATCATGTATTGCAAGTGTGTGAGTTTTTGGATCGAAAAAAAACTCTAAATCGTATCGTTTGCTACTAGTATTACCTTTGGATCTATATTCTGTTTCACCACTGTTTGTATCAACAAGTACATTGACATCATCAAACTTTAAAAAAGAACCGTAGATAACACTTTCGTTCTGAACTTTATCAAATTTGTAAATAGTCACGGAAAAAGGAGCAAAGTACATTTCGCCACGCATTTTCATGGCAATAGAACTGAGCTTCCTATTCTTCTGTTTACATTCATTAATGAGTGATTGCACCCCTTCGAAAAGGCGACAATAGCCATCTACGCCAACTTCAGTAACACTCTTATCAATAGGCAGAAGTTGAACATTGTAAAATTTATAAATAGCCATAATTACTTGTTCCATGCGATTTTCATGGCATCACTGTAATTTCTTGCAATACTTTTTTCAACTTTGAAATAGGATAAGTCCATAAATAAAAACCTGTTCTTTCATACAGTTATGTATGTAAGAACAGGCCTATTCAAGCTATATCGGTCAAATATTATAATCCATCATTGGCAATACTACACGACAACTTCGGACAAAATCAAGAAAAATGAAGACAAAAACTTAAACTATGCGGCCATCTTCACTAAAACCAGTTGCGCGATTAAATTCTCGATTTGCTAATCTTTCTTCCCGTTTGCAGATACCAATCAACTCCTCCATAAATGGTTTCCAGTTTCTAGTCCATGTTCTGACATGAAGCTCTGGTACTCGTTTTTGAATCACTTTGTATACAGCTGTTGAAGGTACAGAAGAGAAACCATTGCCGGAACATCGCTCACATGTTTTAAAAACAGGTGAGCCTTGGAGTTTGGTTGCTTTGCGGTCCAAAACTTCACCTTTACCTCCGCATCTGCACCGCGCAAGGATCACTTTTTTTCCTTCGCACGTTGCACAAACCCTTTTCACCAGTTCATTTTTAATCTTCGGAGCCACCACTTCGGCACCGTCGGTATCGAAAATACCAGGGTGTCTAACCACGTCCTCATTCTTTGAAGTAAACCCGGTACCACTACAGCTGTGGCAAGTCACGCTGGTAGCCGCTGAACGGGAGTACTCAGCAAATGCGAATTGTGCCAGAATCTGCATGCACCATCCGAAATGCACACCAGCTGCTTTGCGAACGTTCTTTGGTGCAGCATCTAGCGCATATCGCGACAGCGCCTGAACTGCGAGCTGTTCATCCGCTTTACTGATACCAGCCTTTCCAAAGAAAGCAGTCAGGCCGAAGCGCGCGCGGCGGCTGGTAGTACCAATAGCCGCCAATACATCTGTACCGGTAAGGCGATCCGGAGAGGTTCCTTTAACTTCGTCGCTGATATGCATTCCCTGAGGGCTGAAATGTTTGAGTGATTCTTCCAGCTTCATTTTATTTCCTCGATAATTATCATTCCGGTTTCGCCCCATACTTTTGATGTCCGGGCGTCCCAGATATGGGAATCATCCTCAAACAAGGCGTCCAACAGAGATTTTTTTAAGTTGTCCAGATCGGGCTTTTGCTGATGGGGCTGGCCGTCCATAGCTTCGCGCTTTTTCTTGCTCCAGCTCGGCGGCATCGGCAAAACGAAGGTGATATGGGCACCGCTCTCCGGCACCCGGATTCCATGCAGGCGGGCTTCATCGCAAAACATGCGATAGCGCATCACTGGCGGGCGCTGTTTCCATTTATCGCGGCGAGTCATGCGGGGTTTACCGACAGGAGTGATGATGTATTTAGGCATAGAACACTCCCAGCTCTAACTGGACCAGCTCCAGCAACTGCAGCTCGGTACCAAAGTTTTTCTCCCATTGCTTACGGCCAGCATGAATCGCGACACCGTAACCGCCGTTGCGATGGTGCATATGACACAGGGGAATTGATTTCCGATGGTCAGCACGTTGACTGGTGCCCTGACTGGTTCGGATATGGTGAATTTCCGCAGGCGTCTCGCCCAGGTTCTGGTTTCTGCACACGATGCAGCCCAGCGCGGCCACACGTGAAGATGGAGGCTATCTGCTTTCTTCATGCTGGACCACCAGCACAAGCAGAAACACCGCGCATAGACGGGCGGTGAGAGTTGTTTAGGGTAATGCTCTGCGCCATTTTGATTCCTCAGGTTGGCGCAGTAATCAGTGGGTGTTCAGCCCGTTTGATTATTATAAATCAATGCTTACTGCTTGAGAACCTTAAGTGCATCCGGCAGGGAGTTAAGGTTTATTATCCGCTCATCCTCACTGATAACCTGGGCAGAAAGTCTGTTGCCTTTACGGCGTATCAGTGTGCGCGCACTATTATTACTGACCACATAGTCGGTTATTTCACCATCGGACAGACACAAAACAAGCAGTCCGTCTTTAGTAAGACCTGCAGCAAATTCATTCAATTTCATTGGCATATCCCTAACAATTGGGTTTCCCCTCACGGGGGCGGTCCTTTCTCTCCCTGCGCGCTCACTTCATTTAAGGTTCCGCTTAACCTAACGTCTAATAGGTTAGATAGATCAATTAACCGTAATTGATCTGTGTAACCGATCGGCTCTTAAGGCACAGGAATCATGCACGCCCCGCTATATCACTGGCCTGTCGTCTGTGTCCGTAACGCTTTTCAGAAGGTAGGTGACAACGCCAAGACGGACACATCATCGAGGGCATCACCTTCAATCGCCTCTCCGTCAGGTGTGATATCCCAAGGTGTTGCTCCAGCGCCTTGCGGATCTTTGGCCCACCGGCTTTCAAAAAGTCATTGAGTTGCATAATTGCTCCTGTGTGTTGAGTTGTAAGTTTATAAACCACTAAACATTAGTGTCAAGTTTTTGCTTGTTTAGAAATTACTAATCAAAATGACTGTATGGACACAAAAGAAATCAGGCGTAAGCGCCTAGCGGCATGGTTTTCCAGCAGAACCCTGCCGGAGAAAGAGAAGAGCTACCTTTCACAGCTGATCAACGGCAAAGCGTCGTTCGGCGAGAGAGCTGCGCGCCGTATTGAACGAGATTACGGCATGGCTCCTGGTTATCTTGATGAAGGGCCTATGGGTGAAGAGATAAAATCCCCTCGCCCATTCGACGCGCGCCATGAAGAACTGCTAGACCTTTTCGACAGCCTTGCTGAATGGGAAAAAGAGCAGCACATGGTAAACCTCAGGGCCCAAGTTAACTCCATAGACAATGAGCTCAAGGCAAGGCTTAAAGGCAAGAGCAAACAAGAAATCCTTCAGATGCTCAAAGACCTCGAAATAGACTAACTCCCCTAAAGACCGCATGCTGCGGTCTTTTTTTTCCCCAAATTCAACCACATCCAATTTTTCACGCCTTTTTGTTTACTATTAACTTTACATACCGGTTTATTTGTTTATAAACTTAGACCAACAAAACACGCAGTAATCAGTAAACGTTCCGCCTACCCGGCGATAAGGGTAAAAAAGGGAGAGCAACGATGACTACCAAGCAAAATGCTATCGACTTAGCGCGCACCGCACGCAGCGAATCGGCCAATACCGCCAAGCGCACTATCGCGGCGATTATCACTAACTGGAATGAGTGCGTGAAACAGGCTGGCTTCTGGTGCATTTACGATTTTCCCACTACCGGCTACACCCGTAAATCCCAACTGATTGCCGACCTTCTTCGCTGCGCTGATCAGCTCGATGAATATGTTGAACCAAACCCGCATGTAGCCCAGACCGTCGAACAGCAGACTCGCGAATTTAATGCAGCTTGTACTCGCTTTCTGGATGTTGAAGAGGCACACGCCGTAGCACTTGAATTAAACGACAGCATTGATTCAGTTTGCCCAGAAAATTATGGATATCGCCCACGCTTTGAATTTATGGGGGAATGGGAAATACGTGTTTTCATGAGCAAGGTTCATTCCGAAGCGCTGGAAATAAATAGCGCCATTGATCACATCATCGACGAACGTCAGCAGATCGAAGACTGCGAATTTGACGAGAGAACGGAACAAGCACGCATTGCAGCTATGCGTGACCACTATCTTGCAAAACCAATTTTCAAAGACGTCTATAAACAGGCTCTTTGGCTATGGAATATAGGGTATGTAACAAGTCTGTATGACGGAATGGAATTCCCAGAAGAGTATCAGCATTACGTGCGCCAGAAACGAGCAGCATGGGTAGCAAGATAGAAATTGAAACTGTTTATCACTGGGTTAAATATCATGAATAAGCAGCAATTAACTCCGGAACAGCAAATTGCATGGGCGCAGGGAAAACTCGTCACATCAGTATTTCTTCGTGATGTTGCCGGATGCCATGCCGCCTGGAAAGTATTACGGAAATACAGAAATTTCGTTGTACATCGCCAACCCCATCAGGAATGGCGAAATAGTCTAAAAGTAATTTAATTTTACTAACTTAAAACCCATGCCTTTAACGGCAGGTATTTTCACACCCTGAACCATGGATTTCGAAATGAAAGTAAGCGTAACAACTGTTGAGCTAAATCTTGCTGTCGTAAATAAAGAAATTGCTACTTTTAATATTAACGGTGCTATTTCAGGCGTGGTTCATTTGCCATCGTCAGGCCCTGTTACCGTTGTGCTTGACGGTGGCTACGTGCTCGGTGAGTTTCATTGCCCTGTTTGCGCTGTTAAGCACATTAGCTTGCTGTCTGTGAACTTCTCGAAAGCGCAGAAAGCTTGTGGCATGTCTTATTACGATCACAAACGCCAACAACTTAACTGATATGGATGACATCCTTTGTCATTGCGCTGTTTGCTGCCACGAATATAAAAAATCGATAATGCATGAAAGGAAAACAGACATATACCCCTTTAAGCGCACGATTTATTTATGTGAGCAATGCGATGAAAAAAGAGAAAGGCGTAACGCGTTAAAAAATGTCAAGCGCGTTATTCGAAAACCATATCGCTAAACATCACCCTCCCAAAATCATAGAGGTAATTATGTCTGTTGAATTAAAAGTTTTCGGTGGAGCTTATTTCCCGAAAGATAAAGCATTAAAAAAACATCCGGATTTAAAACCGCTTGCCACGGCTGTTAATGCGGCCACAAAAGCCATCGCTGAAGCCGTTATTTTCGGCAAGCTGGCAGCTGAACACCCGGAACACATTGATGATTTCTTCAAAGTGAAAATCTGGGAACACCGAGAAGGTTTACCCTGCCCTGAGCTTGATGTTTTCTCACATGTATTTTTCGATACCGTTGCTATCTGGAATGTAAACGCCTGCGAACCAGCTGCGGCACCACAGCCTGAATCTGAAGAAAAGACGGAATGGGACGACAACAAGGCAGAGGAAGTAATTAAAACTGTTGCGCAGCTCGACCAAGCATCACGAGCAGCTTGCCTGGCATTGTTCGGCCCGGTTCCTGGAATCACTACAGCGCAATACGGCCAGATCGTCGATCTAAAGAACGATGATGAACCCAGCTTTGTCCGCGAGCTTGCCGAAGCACTATCCAAAGAAACACGATCACTGGCCTTGGCACCGGAACGGCAGGAGCAATTACTCGCCTGGGTACGTGCGAACACAAAAGACTCTGCACAGTGGCCGGACATTAAAAAGCAGATCGCTAAATGGATCGATACGCCGGTTGATAAGCGGCCGCAAGCTGCCCCCGTCAACGAAGAAAACCGTACAGACACTGGCTCCACTTTGGGCGGGGGAAATAAGACAGACCGAAGCCCGGATCTGGTGCACAACCTCTCTACGCTCAAGATAGAAGTTGCTGTTGCGATTCTGAGCACCTTCGACGAAATCGATATTTACTCAATTCCAAACAAGTTTTTCATTCCCGCTAAGGCCATGGCTGAAGCTGAGCAGGACACCCGCTTCACAGCCTGGTGGAAAAAGCTGCGCGGCACCCCAGGCATTCTGGACTATTCTCGCGCAGCCATTATCGCCCTGATTAAATCAGCTCAGGAAGACCTCTGGATGGATCCCGTCGCCTTGCGTGAGTACATCAATCGCGAGTTGGTTGAATCTGACCACGCGCACCCTGATCAGAAAACGGTTGATACGGCTTGCCGCCCAAAACCTCGCGCCAACCTTCAGGAAATCGAAAATGATGAAGCCAAACCGCCTGTACCGGGCGAAACTCTGCCACCAGCAGTTTGCCCAGGCAAAGCTGCGCAACTCGACAAAGAACTCAACGAGGCATTAGCTCAGAGCCAAGCACCTGAAGAGCAAACGAGTGACCAGCCACGGGTGGAGAATCTGGGCGGCGGAGTCTTCTCTGTTGATGCACTGATAACTCCCCCCCTCTCAAATGAAGTCGAAGAACAGGAAGTGCCAACAGTTGCAGATGATCGCGAAGCACCAGTCCCTCGCGAAATTGCGATTGCACATGCGCTGAATGACCTGATTTCCGGCCGTACCGACATCATGGGAAAAGAAGAAGCTGAGGGCGTGCTGGCATGCACAGGCCAGCTCGTTTCTGATGTTATCCCGCAGCTAATGGCTGATATCCCCACCACAGAATTCTGCCTGTCTCCTGAGTTCTCCGACGTAGAGATCCACGACGTGGCCACAACGATGCTGGATAGCTGGTCCGACGATATCAGTGTACGTCAAAAAGTTGCCCTCGATGCAATTGTTGAATGCCGCCGCCCGGAATTACCAAAACCGATTGTACTCGATCCGCCATCAGTCACGGCAAAACCTATAGCCGAGCCCATGGCAGCATCAGAAACATACTCGCCGCTTTCACCTGTTACCTACCTGCAACAGCTGACAATTGCAGCTCTGCAGGGCTTATGTTCCAACCCGGCTTATTGCAATCAGTATGAGGAATTACCGGTTATGGCCGCCGGGCTTGCCCGCAGCGTGATCAACCATCAGGAAGGATCCTGTGCGCCTGATTAACCGTAGCAAGGGAGACAGCATCGGCGGGCCAGCATGCGCCGCCGCGCTCAAATGCCATTTTGAGAAATATGGCGCGCATGGTCGCAGCGACAAGCAGACTTTTTACACCATCAAGTTCCAAGGGAGAAAAATTACGGTTGAGGTTGTTAACCGCCCCCGTAGTTACGTGGCCACGGCAATGATCGGTGCCAGGCATCTCCGGTGCCTCCCTGGCCTTGGTCGGTGATTTTTGACAATCAATATACTATCTGCCGCTGCGGTATCGTGGCGGCGTCATGGAGTTAAGCATGGCGCAAATCATTTTTGATGAAGAGTGGATGGTGGCGGGAAAGCTAACTGAAAAAACGGGGCTGGATGACAGGCAAATAAAAGCTTATCGCCTCGGATGCTGGATTGAAGGGGTTCATTTTAAGCGAGTACCCGCTGTACCCGGCGGAGAAAGCAAACGCGCTTTGGTCTGGTACAACTTCCCGCTGATTAATAGATTTATTCAGGAAGCATGATGAACTTTCCAACCGGCGTTGAACTTCATAACGGAAAAATCAGGATCACGTTTACCTATCGCGGCATTCGCTGCCGCGAAGTTCTCCGTGGCTGGGTGGTTAACAGCAGCAACATCAAGAAGGCTGGAAACCTTCGCGCCGTAATCGTGAGTGAGATCCAGTTCGGCCAGTTCGACTACGCGGCGCGCTTCCCTGAATCGAAGGCTCTTAAAAAATTCTCATCAACTAAGCGGATCACGACGTTTAGAGATCTGAGCGATTTTTTCATTGATACAAAAGCGCTGGAGGTATCAGGGGCAACACTGCACTCTCTCACATCTGCTGTTAACACCCTGAAGCGTGTTGTGGGAGAAAATACTGCCCTTGCTGATATTCAGCACGCCGACATCCTGAATTACCGTAAAGAGCTGCTGACCGGCAGCGTATTAAACCCATCAATGCCTAATCTGGTTAAAAAGGGACGCGCGCCCTCAACAGTCAATAAACAGATGGCGGTTTTATCAGAAATGCTGAAGCTTGCGAATCGAAGTCAGTTTATATTACACGCTCCTTATGAGGGCGTGTCCAGGCTCAAGCTATCTAAGGCAGACCCCGATCCGCTTCTACTTCATGAGTACCAGGCACTGATTGCCGCCCTTCCCCGAAAACTGGCTTTGATCATCATTGTAGCCGTCCACACGGGAATGAGGCCCGGCGAGATTTGTGCTCTGGCGTGGGAGGATATCGATCTGAGAAAAGGTGAGATTCACGTATCAAGAAGCCTGACGAACAAGCGGGTGTTTGTGCCGCCGAAAACAGATGCAGGCATCAGAACGATTACACTGCTTAAGCCTGCTCATGATGCGCTGCTCGAGCAGTTCGAAATCACCGGCAACAACCCAAGACAGCAGATCGTTTTCCATCACCGTGAAATTGGCAAAACCGAGCCGCAAAATCTGCGTTTTGTATTTACTCCTGAAAAGAAATCGTCAGTGAATGAGAGCTTTTTTTCCAAAAATTCGATTTCGTATGGATGGAAACGGGGAACTAAACTTTCTGGGATACGTGAGAGAAACCCTTATCAATCCCGCCATACATACGCCTGCTGGACGCTTATGGCAGGTGCTAACCCTTCCTTTATCGCCAGCCAGATGGGCCATGAGGACGCGCGTATGGTGTATGAGGTTTACTCGAAGTGGATCGGCGATATGAACCAGGATCAGGTCAACATGCTGAATAATCAGATGCCGACAGCTTTGCCCCCAGGACGCCCCCAAGGTATTGGGAACTTTAAAAAAGTCATTTAATTTCATGACGCTGGTTTCAAACTCCATAATCAGCGTTAAACTATTCATACCATTCATATAGGGAGAAAAGATGATGCGCGTACTGGTTGTTGAGGATAACGCATTGCTACGCCATCACCTGAAGGTTCAGCTTCAGGAGATGGGACATCAGGTGGACGATGCCGAAGATGCAAAAGAAGCCGATTATTATCTCAATGAGCACCTGCCGGACATCGCCATCGTCGATCTCGGATTGCCTGATGAAGACGGTTTGTCGTTGATTCGTCGCTGGCGCAGCCATGATGTCTCCCTTCCGGTTCTGGTGTTGACCGCACGTGAAGGCTGGCAGGACAAGGTTGAAGTGCTCAGCGCGGGCGCGGATGATTACGTCACCAAGCCGTTTCACATCGAAGAAGTGGCGGCACGCATGCAGGCACTGCTACGCCGCAACAGCGGCCTGGCCTCCCAGGTGATTTCGATTCCCCCTTTCCAGGTTGATCTCTCCCGTCGTGAATTCTCGATCAATAATGAAGTCATTAAGCTGACCGCGTTTGAATACACCATCATGGAAACGTTAATCCGCAACAGCGGCAAAGTGGTGAGCAAAGATTCCTTAATGCTTCAGCTTTATCCGGATGCCGAGCTGCGTGAGAGCCACACGATTGATGTGTTGATGGGACGTCTGCGCAAGAAAATTCAGGCGGAGTACCCGCAGGACGTGATCACGACCGTCCGTGGTCAGGGTTATCTGTTCGAAATACGCTAA